ACTACAAGATCATAGGTAACATACATGACGAAGTGCAGACAGAAGTAGCAGAGAAAGACGCAGAGAAGTTCGGCTGGTTAGCAGTGGAGTGCCTCAAGGCTGCAGGTATTGAGTTTAACTTGAGGTGTCCTCTGGACGGTGAATACAAAGTTGGAACAACATGGGCTGAGACACACTAAGGAGCAGGATATGTTGCAACAGATTCAAGAAACAATGCGACAAGAAGATATGTTTGAAACTAAACAATGTTCTCACTGTGGTGAGCATAAGTTGCTGAATCAGTATCACAAGAACAAAAGAAGTAGTGACGGACTGGCTCTTTACTGTAAAACTTGCAAAAGTAAGAGCAATAAACTGACCAACCCCAGAAATAACCCTAGAAACAACCCTAACAGGATGTGGGTTAATAGCAAGTACGTACCTCAGACACACCCTTTGCATAAGCCCGGACGCTACAAGAACTTTGAACAAGCAGCCTTCAGCAGCCTAGAGAAGTACGAAAACAGTGTCGAGGGTCAGGTGTACGTCATAACTAATCCTAACTTCCCTGACTGGGTTAAAGTAGGCATGGCTATTGACGCTGAGGACCGCTTAAACGGCTACCAAACTTCTTCACCTTTTAGAGATTATGTGTTACAATATAGGTATGATGTCAATGATCGTCGCAAGGCAGAATCACAGGCACACACGGAGCTACAGAAGTCCTACGAACGTAAAGGCGAGTGGTTCAAATGCACACCGGAGGAGGCCAGAGTTGTCGTCTCTAGTACAGCGGAAGAGTACAAATGAAAAGCACTTACAACCTAGTTAGTGACATATATAAACTTGTGGAGTCCAAAGAAGTAGCAGAAGGAGTGGACATTGAAGCATGTATAGACCAGTTCGGTGAAGCCGTGAAGGTACTCATGCGCCAAGAGTTCACACAGAAGAGGGACGACTCACGTAAACTACGTATGTCCAACATAGGGCGTGAGGATCGCTTCCTGTGGAACGTGTACAACGATGTGGACAAAGGTGAAGACATACAGCCACACACGTACGTCAAGTTCCTCTACGGACACATCATTGAAGAACTACTACTGTTCCTCACAAGAGCTGCAGGTCACGAGGTGACAGACGAGCAGAAGAAGTGTGAGGTCAACGGTATCAAAGGGTCCATGGACTGCAAGATTGACGGGGTTGTGACTGACGTGAAGTCTGCGTCCACCTTTGCCTTCAAGAAGTTCAAGGAAGGCACACTGGCTTATGACGATCCTTTTGGGTACGTGGCGCAGATCAAAGGATACGCGCACTCCGAAGGCGAAACTAAGTTTGGTTGGCTGGCAATGGACAAACAGAATGGACACCTGACGTACCTGCTGTACGATACAGAGGACACTCAGGCTCCTATCCATGACCTGATTTCTTACGACATTAGGGACAGGATTGAACACATAAAAAAGATGGTAGAGCAGGAGGAGCCACCAGAGGTATGCTACGAACCTATCGCAGATGGAAAGAGTGGCAACCAGAAACTCGCCGTAGGATGCTCCTACTGCTCTTACAAAAAGGAATGTTGGCCTTCGGTCAGAGGGTTCGCATATTCATCAGGTCCACGTTATTTAGTAGAGGTACACAATGAGCCGAAGGTCCAAGAAATCGAAGTTTCGTAGTGTTTTTGAGGAACACACAGCGGAAGTACTGAAGGGTTTTGAGTACGAACCGTTTACGATTCCTTACACAATACACAGAAACTACAGACCTGACTTCGTACACATCGCTAGCAATACACTAGTCGAATGTAAGGGTTTCTTCAGAGAAGGAGACACCAAGAAGTACAAGAGTGTCAGGGACAGTTTGGAAGAAGGTCAGACACTAGTGTTTGTACTCATGAACCCAAACAAGAAGATAAGGAAAGGAGCTACGATGACGATGGCCCAATGGTGCGACAAGGAAGGACTTGCGTGGTACACATTAGACACAGTAGAGGAGTTGATGGAAGATGTCTCTGACTATGGAAGAAATTAAGGAACGACTACTACGGGCTTACGATCCTGACGACTTTCTGGAAAGTTTAGAAATAACTTCGGAAGAACTGCTGGACAGGTTTGAAGACAAGTTAATCAATAGACTAGAGAAGTTTGCAGAGGAACTAGAGGATGAAGAGGAGAACGAAGATGAGTATTGACCTAGCGACACCTGAAGAGTGGAACAAGGTCAAAACTTCTGACCCTGTGGAGCAGCCTCCGCACTACAATCAAGGTGGTATCGAGGCTATCGAAGCAATCAAGGCAAGTATGCCTAGAGAAGACTTCCACGGCTACCTCAAAGGTAACGCCATGAAGTACCTGTGGCGCTTTCATTACAAAGGCAAACCCGTAGAGGACCTTCGTAAGTGCAGGTGGTACGTAGACAGACTAATCAAGGAACTCATCTAATGAAAGTAATCGAGGGAAACTTTAATGGCAAAGACGAGAAGATACCTGTACCTAAAGTATTTGACGCAATTATGTCGGTGGAGAAACTAGAGGACTACAAAGACGCCTTTTGCATAATCAAGTCGGAGGAGTTTGTAGTAGTCTCGACAAACATTGACCCACTAGAGCTTTACTTTGTGTTGGACCAACTTAAGATGTCACTATTAACTGGAGGAGAATACGAACTATAATGGACGCATATCAAGAATACATACACAAGAGTCGCTACGCACGTTACTTACCAGAGGAGCAGCGCAGGGAAACATGGAAGGAAACTGTGGACCGTTACTTGAACTTCTGGACTAGCAGCGAGAAGTTGTCAGCAAAGGAAGCCAAGAGTCTCTACGACGGTATCTACAATCTGGACGTAATGCCCAGCATGAGGGCACTCATGACTGCAGGAGAAGCTCTGGACAGGGACAATGTAGCTGGGTTTAACTGCTCCTATCTGCCTATAGACCACCCTAAAGCCTTTGACGAGATGATGTACGTCCTCATGTGCGGCACTGGAGTAGGCTTCAGTGTGGAACGTCAGTACATCAGTAAACTACCGGAGGTTGCAGAGGAGTTCCATGACACAGATACAGTTATACACGTCGCTGACAGCAAAATTGGATGGGCTAAAGCGTACCGGGAACTTATCGCAATGCTCTTTAGTGGTCAAGTACCCAAGTGGGACGTTTCTGGAGTTAGACCTGCAGGGTCAGCCCTTAAGACCTTCGGAGGTAGAGCGTCTGGTCCAGAACCTCTTGTTGACCTCTTTAGCTTCACCGTTGACGTCTTTCGAGCATCTGCTGGACGAAAGCTTAGTTCCATCGAGTGTCACGATCTCTGCTGTAAGATTGCACAAATCGTTGTCGTTGGAGGAGTCAGACGTAGCGCCCTCATCAGTCTCAGTAATCTTACCGACGACAGGATAAGACGAGCTAAGTCAGGGCAGTGGTGGGTAGATAATCCTCAGCGTGGCTTGGCTAACAACTCAGCTTGCTACACAGAGAAGCCTGACTTTGAAGCCTTTTTAAACGAGTGGAAGTCTCTGTACGAGTCACGGTCAGGCGAAAGAGGTGTCTTCAGTCGTGTCGCAAGTCAGCGTCAGGCAGAGAAGAATGGACGTAGAGACGCCAGCTTTGACTTTGGTACTAACCCATGCTCAGAGATTATCCTACGTCCGTACCAGTTCTGTAACCTGTCTGAAGTAGTAGTCAGGGCAGAGGACACACTGGACACGTTACGTACGAAGGTAAGGTCTGCAGCCATCCTAGGGACGCTACAGGCGACTCTGACTGACTTCAGGTACTTGCGTAAGATCTGGAAGGACAACACTGAAGAGGAAGCACTCTTGGGTGTGTCACTGACAGGCATCATGGATCATCCAGTTATGTCAGGGAGGAAGAGTCGTGCAGAACTACAGGAGTGGCTCACGGAGCTTAAGAAGGAAGCTATTAAGACTAATCGTACATGGGCTGTACGCCTTGGCATCAATGTTAGCACTGCCATTACTGCTGTTAAGCCTTCCGGTACTGTGTCTCAGTTGGTGGATAGCGCGTCAGGCATACACCCTAGATACGCGGAGCAGTACGTACGACGAGTAAGAGCAGACGCACGAGATCCCTTGTGTGCTGTCTTAGAGGCTGCTGGAGTGCCTGTAGAGATAGACGTGACTTCTCCTACTACTAAGGTCTTCTCGTTCCCTATAAAGTCTCCTAAGAAGGCTGTAGTAGCGACTGACATGGGTGCCATGGAGCAGCTTGAGTTGTGGGAGTTGTATCAGGACTACTGGTGTGAACACAAGCCTTCCATGACTTGCTACTACAGAGACGACGAGTTCCTAGAGGTAGGCCAGTGGTTGTACAACAAGTTCGACAAGGTTAGTGGCATCAGCTTCCTGCCTTACTCAGAACACACGTACCAGCAAGCACCCTATGAGCCTGTGGATCTGGAGACGTACCAGAAGCTAGTCAAGGAGTTTCCAAAGACTATCGAGTGGGACATCGTTGAGGAAACAGACATGACCGAAGGGTCACAACAGTTGGCCTGTGTTGGCAACAGTTGCGAGATCTAGAGTGAAACTGAAGGGGCTTTAAGTGGCCCCTTTTTTTAGTTCCTACCTGCGTTGTAGGCTCTTTCTAGTTCCTTGAACAACTTAGGGTCTTCTGCCTCCAGCCTATCTAAACGGTTGTTTGCTTTTAGATTTCTGTACAACGCAGCTTTACCCGAAGTCGGCATCTTTCTGACCATTTCTTTACGTTCTTCAGAAAACATAAGTCCTTTAGGTGTTATTACTTGACCCGCAAGACCTGCCTGTAGACCTGTAGTCTGGGCAGTAGGAGCTATACCTCTGGTTTCCAAAGATTCTCCAAGTCCTTCAGTAAACTCCCTAAGACGCTGCTGCTTCCCTGTCTGCCTCGCCAAGATTCTTTGAGTTGCTTCTTGAGACAGTACCTTGGCCCCTCCAAAACCAAGAGCAAGAGTTGATCCTATTTGAGAAGGTATTGAAGGAGCCGCTATAGTAACACCTTGTCCAATAATAGCAGTGTTAAACAAGTTTTCAAAGACACTTCCTTGGAAGTTACTAGGCATTAACGTTTTTAAAGAGTCCATCTCGTTTTTTGCCTTTGCTGCTGCTTCATCTAAGTCGGCTAATTGCAAAGCGTACTTCTCTTTTGTTTCCGCTATTCTAATTCTAAGAAGCTCTTTACCTTGTTCAGAAGCTTTAGCTACTGCTTTTTCTCTGTTTAGAGCTGCTATTTCTTCTGCTTCTTTGGCTTTTAGTTTGTCTCTTGTTATTTGAAACTGTCTCCTTAAAAGAGCCTTGTCTTTAGTAGCCTCCTGTGCGATCCTTCTAGCTTCTGAGTCAGCTAAGTCAAGTATATTCTGTTTGTTTCTTTCAGTAACAGCAGCAAGTTCTTGTGCTTCTTGTTGTAGTCTTCCTGCTCCTCGTGCTGCGAAACGTGGACTAAAACTTCTTAAAGCGTCTAAGTAGTCTTTGCCAGTAAAGGCCCCTGCTCTAGCGTCTCCTCCTGATGCTTTTACAGTAGCTTCGTCTACAGTACTTCTAACTCCCCAAGCTGCCCTGTCAGCAGCGAATGTTTTTCTTTCTGCTGCGTTTAGGCCAGACTCAAGTAAGTCGTGGAAGTGTCCTTGAACCTCCGAAGAAAACCTACGAGTAGAGACACTACCGTCACTCAGGCCGTTAATAGCCCTTCCAATGGTGCTTCTTAATTGTAAAAGGTCTTCTCCTTTAATAACACCGTCAGGAGCTTTACGGCCTATTTCATCAACTACGTACTGCTTAACAGCATTAATGATACCGCCTTTCTCAACACCCACTAAAACCAAGTCGGAGTAGTCGTCAGAAATGCTGTCGATAAACGAAGCTACTTCATCTTTGTTAATATTATAGGTTTTACCGTCTGCCACCTTAAAACCGTACTTTTTCCAAAGATCGTCCAAAGCTACGTTGGCGTCTTGAGGATCTAAAGCGCCTAAAGCGTTTATTTCGTCTGGTGTGGCCCCTGAAGGAGCAGCTTCTCTTAGAGCTTGTCCACGAAAACCTGCATTAGCAGCATTTACAGACGCATCAGCTTCTTTCACAGCCAGAGCTTTTGCAGCCCCAGCGTTGTTTTTTGCTTCTTCTAAAAGGGCTAATTGGTCTTCGTATTCTATTTTATCAGCACCTCGTGACTGAGCAGCTAATCTTTTAAGTTTTACTATCTGGTCGTCAATACGGAGGCCTGTTTCTTCTATAGCTTCTACAGTGTTTCTTTTAATAGCCGCAGCAGCATCTTCTACTTTCTTCTTAGATTCTTCTTTAACTATCTGTACTGCTTTCCTAGCAGCAGCAGCAGGAGCAGCTCTGCCAGCAGCTTGACGTGCTTGTTGTTCAGACAGAGTACGTCCTCCGTAAGCCTTAGCTACGACAGACCTATAAACTTGTGCTAACCCATGCTCAGTAAACATAAGGTTAGTAAAGTCAGCGCCTTCTCCTAACTGCTGTGCCATCTTGGGTTCAGTAGCAAAGTCATAAGTTTTCTTAAGACCAGCAAAAGCAAACGGAACTGCTGCAGAAATACCAGCAGTAAAAGTAGCGTTCTTAGCTTTATCTTCCCAAGTTTCTCCTTCAGCACCAATGATTGCCCCTTCTACAGCCCCTACACCTGCAGTAGCACCTAGAATACCCATAGGACTTGCTTTAGACAGTGTTTGGGCTATCTTTCCAGTAGGGTCTACGCCCTTATAAAAACGCCCAGTAGTGGCTGCTTGCTGTCTTCCTAACTGAGCAGCCAAAGCTGCAGCGTCGTCTCCTCCGGTTCTAGCAAAAGCCCCTCCCAAAGTTGCGCCCACTTCGTCTGCTGCTTTCCCAGCTTGTACTCCGGGCCTTAGTCTAGCCGCTTGTCCTAAGACTCCTCCTGCAGCTAAAGTCACAGGAGACAGTACAGAACCAGCTACGTTGGCTATTCCAGCAGCCCACGGACTTTCCTCAGCAAAACGAGCAGACTCAGCCTCAAGACTCATTTGCATTTCGTCTGCAATTTGAGGAATAGACTTGTCTCGTAACTCAGGGTTTAAAGCATAAACAGCAGTAGCAGCCATGTAGCTTCCAACTTCATCTGCTTTGTTTAACCAGAGTCCGTCAATAAAAGCTCTAGCAGTCATTAGCAGATCGTCTGCAGTGAGTCCTTCTTCAGACTCTACTTTTTCAGAAAAAGCCTGAAGATTCTCTGCTACGTACTGCTCCTGTTTTTGTTCTGGGGGTAAAAGGTCTACAGAAAACTGTCCTGAGAAGCCAGTCCCCGTTAGTAGAGCTGCATTAGGATTGTCTTTAGAAACTTCTTCACCAGTAAATATATTTTTAGGCATTATGTTTCCTTAGCGGTAGTAAGAAGGTACAAAACCAAGGTCTTCTTGCATTTGTTTAACGTATGTTTTTTCTATCTCAACAGCTTGAGCAGGATTGTTTTCTTTTTCTTTTTCCATAGCATTAAGCACCCTTCCCATGTAAATACCATAGTTTTGTCTTTTGGTTTCATACCCTACTGTCGTAGCAGTTTGTCCCTCTGTTATTTGTCTTTCAAGATGTTGTTCAAAAAGTAAAGACATATCTTGTTGAGCAGAAAGATACCTTTCTTCTGCTGCTAAGTAATTTAAAATTTCTTCTCGACTAGCGTTTGCTGGGGGAAAACCTGCACTAAAAATCTCAATGTCTTTATCAGAAGCGACTCCGGGCGGTAAGCTATTAATAATATCAGTGTTTCTGTTTTTTAAAAATAAAGTTTTATCTTCTTCTTCTTTGTCCCTCATACCTGCAAAAGTTAAAGCTGATGTTCGTAAATCACTTAAAACACCAGTTAATTTAGCTTCTCCTGCGTATAAACTGTCCCTTAAACTTCTATTTCTAGACAGAAGGTTACCGGCTTTTGTAGCTTCTTCGGCTGTTTTAATCATCGCTTTTTCTACGGGAGAAGGAACTACTCCTCTAGATTCAGGTCCTTTAGGAGCAACCTCTTTAGGAGGAGTTAAGCCTACTGTTTCGTAGGTAAGTCCACCAGTAACGGGGTCTTGTATAGCAAATTTAGTTACTTTCTTCATTGAACCGTCTGGTTGTTTTTCCATTACCTCAACTTTTTGAGGAGCAGCTCTACTGCCAACAGCTTTAGGCTTAAACCTGTCTCTGAACCCTTCAAGCTGAGGTCCAACAGTTTCAACATCAGTTTGACCAGTTACAAGCCCTTGTAAAACACCTCTAACTTGTAGTTTATCTTCTTGAGATACTCTAGGATCTTGCATAAACCCTTGTAGCTCTGTTACTGCTGCATTTTTTTTGGCCTCTTTTTGTGTTGTGCTAGTTCTTAAATCTGTTCCTCTTTTTGCAAGATCTAAAGCCATTTCAAGGTCTCCTGCAGATAGAGCCTGTTGTGCAGCAGTCGTAAAAGACTCAGGAGTTTGGGGTTCTCCTGTCAACAAACCCTCAATCGCTTTTTGCTGACCTTGTTTCTGCTCAAGATTAGTAGCAGCTTGCATTACTTTAGCCGCTTGTTGTGGATCTATAGCAGCCAACTGTTGCCCCAAGATCTTCATACTGTTGAAGTCTCCAGAACCTTGTGCGCCTTGTATCTGCTGTAGTAGCTTATTAACTTCTTGCTGCTTCTGCTGCTGCTTACGCTGACCCGGAAGGCCACCAATAGTGGCACCTAAGCCAAACAAGCTTTCTGCCATTGCAGGTCTACCTAGGCTGGACAAAAACCCTTGTGAAAATTGAGCCATTATGTGTTCTCCTTATTAACTAAACAAGCCACCAAGTGCTGCACTAGCGATGTTACCACCGACACCTCCAGCAATGTTAGCTTGTCCCAAGCCAGCTTGTAGCAGTGCTTCTAAGCCTGAAGCATAGGTCTGACCGTAAGTTCCTGCCTGTTGTGATATAGCTTGTCTTCTTTGTTCTGCAGCAGTCATACCGGGCTGCAATGCGCCAAGCAACTGTGCCTGTGGTACGTAACCAGCGGCTAACATGCCTGAACCTAGCTGTGCCTGACGTTGCTGCTCTTGTCCTGCAAACTGCATAGCGTTTAACATGGCTTGGTTTCTGGCTTCTTCTTGTGCTTTAGCCAACGCAAGTTGTTCAGGAGTTCCACCAAACTGTGCCGTACGTACGCC